TAACTATCAATCAACCCAAGTAAACGAAACCAGCGAGGAAGAAAACGTCTCGCTCGAACAACAGGCGGCTATGCAAGAAGAAGCTGCCAACCAACGTAATCAAACCATCGAAAGTGACACCGAGCAGGAAACAACCGAGGAAACTCCCGAAAAGGAAACAACCGAGGAGCGTCCTGAGTGGCTCGATGATAAGTTTAAATCACCTGAAGACCTAGCTAAGGCTTACAATGAGCTTCAGAAGAAACAGTCCACCAAGACAGAGAAAGCAGAGGAGAAGACAGAAGAACCATCTCCCAGCTCTAAGACATCAGAAGTAGTCTCTAAGGCTTCTGAAGACTTTGCTAAAAATGGAGAGCTGTCTGACAAGTCCTTTGTTGAACTTGAGAAGGCAGGTATCTCCCGTGATATGGTGGAAGCCTACATCCGTGGTCAGGAGTCAATTGCGACTTCACAGGCTATGGACATCCAAGGTGAAGTAGGTGGCAACGCTAACTACAACGCTATGGCTGACTGGGCTGCGGATAACCTTAGCGACAGTGACCTTGACGGTTTCAACTCTATTGTTGAGAATGGTTCGGTTGACCAAGCTAAGATGGCTGTCAAAGGTCTCTATTCTCAGTTCATCTCTGCGGGCGGTAATCCTCCAGAACTATCACAGGGCGGCACAAGTGGCTCTTCTGTTAAACCCTTTGGGTCTGCTGCTCAGGTTACTGAAGCTATGCGTGACCCTCGTTATTCAAATGACCCAGCGTTCCGTGACAATGTCGAGAAACGCTTAGCGGTCTCCAACGTCCTTTAAACCCCTAATACTATGCCTATTGAACTTATAGCAATGCTTGGTGGTGGTGTGTCAGGATTCGTAATGAAACTGATTGCCGCACAAGGAGAAGCTCAGACTAGAAACTTTGAGATGCTCCTTCAAAAGCAGACAGCCGCCGATGAATCTGCCGACAAAGCAGCCGCTCGTGGCGGTGTATGGATTCGACGTGTATTCGTCTTCTTTGTTCTGTTCGCTGTTATCGTAGCTCCCTTCATACTCTCATTGTTAGGGACTCCTGTAACTGTAGAGAAAGAAGGACTCGGAGGCATCTTTGGTCTCCTCGGATTTGGTGCTGGTAGCTGGGAGTCTCTGAACGGCTTCGTTCTACTCCCTGAAGTTCGCCAAGCGATGCTTGCCATCATTGGCTTCTACTTTGGCTCCTCACAGGTTCGTTAATGGTTTATAAAGTAACAGCTCTGTTGTTGTTATTGGCAGGGTGCTGCCCAGCATCTACATCAATAACACTAGAAGACTTCGTAAAGCTTATCCCTAAGTGGGAAGTTTACCCCGACAGTCCTCACGATGTAGTGGGCGACAACGGGGCTGCTTACGGCCATTACCAGATACACAAGGTAATGGTAGATGATTACAACCGTATAACTGGTTCTAACGCTGTCCATACGGACGCCTTTGACCCCAAGGTCAGTGAACATATCGCCTATGCTGTTCTGAGCCACTACGCACAGCACATAGAGTCCACTGGTGTTACACCCACAACAGACCACCTACTGTTCATCTGGAATGGTGGAGGTGGTGCTTGGACACGTGTGGAAAGCCCAAGGGCTGACCAGAAGCAAATCAATCTTAATACCTACAGAAGTAGGGCAACCCCAATCATAACAAAGTATCTAAATGAAAAGAAAAGGCGTCAGTCTCCGCAAGGAGCATAAATCATCCAAGGGTGGTTTAACTGCTAAAGGCAGGAAGTACTATAACTCCAAGACTGGCTCCAATCTTAAAGCCCCTCAACCTGAAGGTGGCTCACGTAAGAAGTCCTTTTGTGCTCGTATGAGTGGAAACAAAGGACCAATGAAAGACTCTAAAGGCAGACCAACCCGTAAGGCATTAGCCCTGCGTCGTTGGAAGTGCTGACAATTTCCGTCCCTAAGCAAGAAGTAGCGTAAGACCCTTCGAGGAGGATAATCTTAGACGAGCAAACCAAGCCCACGGACACCTAAACCCCCAATAATAATCCAATACTAAGGAAAATAAAAAACTATGGCTAATGGCAATACATCCCCGTCCCGTTTGGGACAAGTAAATGCTGCTGGTGATGCAAATGCGTTGTTCCTGAAGGTGTTCTCTGGTGAAATTCTAACTACGTTTGAAGAACAAAACGTGATGAAGGAATTACACATGGTTCGCACTATTCAGAGCGGTAAATCTGCACAGTTCCCAGCAACAGGAATCGCAACCGCAGGATACCACACAGCTGGCGAGAATATCGCTGACTCTGGAAATGGTTACCTGTCTGCAATCAAACATGCTGAGCGTGTCATCTCGATTGATGATGTCCTCATCTCGTCTACATTCATCGCCAACATTGATGAATTGAAGAACCACTACGACGTTCGTAGCATCTACGCTAAGGAGCTTGGTAAAGCCCTTGCTAAACGCTTCGACGTAGCCACAATGAAGACCCTTGCTGGTGCAGCTCGCTCCTCGGCAACTGTCTCTGGTGGTGAAGCTGGTTCGCAACTCACTGGTCTATTCGCTGGTGCTAATGCTACTGCTGCTGAGCTTATTGATGCCCTCTATGGTATCGCTGAGACTCTCGACGGTAAAGACGTGACTGATGAAGGTCGCTTCGCTATCCTCAGCCCTGCTGATTACTACACCCTCATCACTGCGGACAACAGCGCGATTTCTCTCGCTGCTAACCGTGACGTTGGTGGTGTTGGTAACATCGCAACTGGTACTATTGCTCAAGTTGCTGGCATCAAGCTAGTCAAGAGCAACCACCTCAGCACTATCGCTGTTGACAGCTCTTCCGACACTTCTGGTGACGGTAGCTCTGCTGTCAAGAATGACGTGTTCGGTGCTAATGGTGCTGGCTATAACGGTGACCTATCTGCTACTCGTATCCTCGCTGGTACTAAGGAAGCTATTGGTACTGTTAAGCTTCTCGACCTCGCTACAGAGTCCGAGTACCAAATCGAACGCCAAGGTACATTGTTCGTTGCAAAGTATGCAATGGGACACGGTGTCTTGCGTCCTGAGTGTGCTGTAGAAGTACAGTAAACCCTTAATTCTGAGCCCCCATTGGTAATCCCTTTGGGGGCTCTTTTTTAACTCTTTAACTTTATATAAATAATATGCCTACAACCTCGCTCTCTACGACTCTCCTTGAGTCTGTAAATATCGTCCTTGCTAACTTAGGTGAGTCTCCAGTTAATTCTCTTTCTGGTGGCGCTCTGCCACAGCAAGTGTCGCTGGCGTTAAACACTATCGAGGAAGTAAGTACCGACATCCAGTCTAAAGGCTGGTGGTTCAATCAGAAGTCGGGGAGTAGTTATAGTACTACTGCTAATGTTGTTATCTATCCAAGTAATACAGGTAATAACTGGAGTTCGGACATCCCAGAGGAAGCACGACGGTACATCACAATCCGTGCTTCTCGCATCGCACAAACACGACTAATTGGCTCAGAAGAGCTACAAAAATTTAGCTACAACGAGGAGCTAGTCAGTCTAGCAATCCTCCAACAAGCTCAGGTTCGTAACTCCAACGGAACCCTAGACTTCAACTCGTTCCCAGCGGAACTCAGAGGTCTCGGAATAGACGAGGTTATGTTCCTACAAGGGAACGTAGAGGAGAAGATTGGTACACTCCGTCTGGGTGGTGAACTAGCTAACACAGCCAAGACTAAAGCTGATACAGAACTTGTTGAGGCTCAAGAGGAACTAGTAGACCAACAAAAACGTACCGAGGTTCAAGAGACGGTTAAAAGGGCTAATGAAGCATCCTTAGTTGAAGCTCAAGAAGAACTGACAGATGCTCAAAAGACCCAGTCTCTCGCTGAGTCAATTCTTCGTTCTCAGCAGGCACTTACAGAGCTTGAAGAGACATCCAAGCGCACCTCCGAGAAGCTACTGGTTGATGAACAGGCTGGACTGGTTACTAACCAAGCCGCTACCGAACTTAAGAAAGCTCTCGACCTCGTTGCTGATACGACCCTCAAGGGTAAACAAGGAAGTCTTGTGGATGCTCAAGCTACTGACGTAGCAGCCGATACTACTCTCAAGGGCAAGCAGGGTTCACTTGTGGACGCGCAGACAACTGACGTAGCTGCTGATACCACCCTTAAAGGCAAACAAGGGACTGCTCTTGATGCTGACACAGCCCTAAAGACATCTCAAAAGACCCAACTAGACGCCCAGACTGCCATCGAAGCAACAGCCGAGAAAGCCTTCTACGATGGTGTTGTAGCTGGCACTCAAGACACCTATCGAGACTTTGCAGCAGAGATGCGTATCATGGGTGTTCAAGAGACCACATTCCAGCAGACTCCTGCCTACAAGAAGGTAGAGATACTAAAGGATGCAGCTAAGCTACGCCTAGTGACAGCCACGGAGACAGGCACAGCCGCAGAACTCCTAGAGGTCAACAAGGTGATGCGGTTTATTGGTGAGCCTCCAGTGACAGCCCTTAATGACAACTCCTTAGCTTCTGAGTGTGTTCGCCTAATGCGTGACACCAACACAGAGCTACAAGGACGTGGTTGGTATTTCAACATTG